GCTCAATTATTTTCATAATTTTTCATAAAGGGGTACCCCCCCCTTATTTTTTTTGTCGTACTTATATACATACTATAAATTTTCGTATAATGTATGCAAAACGTTCAAGGGACCCTATAGGGGGTATATATATTTTTTTAAAAAAACAACAATATGACACCTAAACAATTAAAAGTATTAGAAGCAATCGAAGAGTACTGGGATACAAAGCACTGTGGACCGTCATTAGAAGCCATAGCGAGCATTGTTGGAGTGTCCTCTAGGTCTACTATACATTCCATTGTAAAACGCTTACATGAGGACGGATGGATCACCATGCAACCTAAACGTTGGAGAACCATAATGTCAGTCAGAAAATCTCCGCTAGTTCAACATCAAGAATTTATGGCGGTGGCTGAAGTAAAAGAAGAAGTTATTGAACCTACGGTAATACATAAACCTATAGAACCTGAACATAAGCCAAACATAGAGGTAGAAAAAAAAATTTCGACCACCGATGACATGTCTACATCAGATAAAAAGAAAGAATGGTTGGCGGGCATGTCTGAATCAAAGAAAGATGACTTAGATAAAGTTATAGAAAAACACTTGACGAACGTGAGAAGGTATGAATAATGTGTAAAATCTTGGAGAGCTTTGCTCTCAATAGTTTAGAACTAGCTAGTTATATACTAAGATTTAATATAGTTAGTTTTATACTAGCTAGTATAAATTCTAGCTCCCACGATCACTCCACCGAAGGTTGCTCTCCTGTGGTTGTAAAAATCTATAATGTTTGTGGGAGCTAACTTGTCTAACCAATACCTTGATAAAATTAAACTGTTACCTCCTAGTGAGCAAAAACGTTTTTTATCATTGCTAGAAGAATACGAACAGGCTACGAACAGAAAAGCTTGTGATGCAAACTTCTTACCATTTGTTAAACATATATGGGCTGCCTTTATTGAAGGCTACCACCATACTAAAATGGCTGATGCCTTTGACCGTGTAGCTAACGGTGATTTAAAAAGATTAATAATTAACATGCCACCTCGACATACTAAATCGGAGTTTGCTTCTTATTTATTGCCAGCTTGGTACTTAGGTAAAAATCCTGAAAAGAAAATTATTCAAATTGCACACACGGCTGAACTAGCAGTTGGCTTTGGACGTAAGGTAAGAAACTTAGTTGGATCGGAAGATTTTAAAGAAGTGTTTCCTAATGTTGCGTTGCAATCAGACAGTAAGGCTGCTGGACGTTGGAATACTAATAAAGGCGGAGAATACTTTGCTATAGGGGTAGGCGGTGCGGTAACTGGTAAAGGTGCGGATGTTTTAATTATAGACGATCCTCATTCAGAGCAAGAAGGACAAAGCGGAGACCCTAGTGTTTTTGACAGAGTGTATGAATACTATACTTCTGGACCAAGACAGCGTTTGCAACCGGGTGGGTCTATAGTAATTGTAATGACACGTTGGCATAAGAGAGACTTAACAGGTCAAATCTTAAAAGCACAACAAACTAGAAAAGGTGTAGACGATTGGGAAGTAATAGAATTTCCTGCAATACTACCTTCTGGTAAAAGTTTATGGCAAGAGTTCTGGGATATTAAAGAATTAGAAAAATTAAAAGCAGAACTTCCTGTAGCAAAATGGTCAGCTCAATATCAACAAGACCCTACTTCAGAAGAAGGAGCAATTGTTAAAAGAGAGTGGTGGAAGAATTGGGAATATGAAAATCCTCCTGAGTGTGAGTTTGTAATTCAATCTTGGGATACGGCATTTTTAAAGACTCAACGTGCAGATTATTCTGCATGTACAACATGGGGAGTTTTCTACAAAGAAAACAAAGGTTCTGGAACAATAGAACCAAATGTTATTTTATTAGATGCCTTTAAAGAACGCATGGAGTTTCCAGAACTTAAAAAGAAAGCATTTGATCATTGGAAAGAATGGCAACCAGATGCCTTTATAGTTGAAGGTAAAGCTGCTGGAATGCCTTTAATCTTTGAATTAAGATCAATGGGTATACCTGTATCAGAATACACACCTAGTCGTGGTAATGATAAAATAGCAAGAGTAAATGCCGTAGCTGATTTATTTGCATCAGGTATAGTATGGGCACCAGAGAAAAGATTTTCTGAAGAAGTTATAGAAGAATTTGCTGCTTTTCCTAGCGGAGACCACGATGACTTGGTAGACTCTTCAACGCAAGCGTTGTTAAGATTCCGTCAAGGTGGATTTGTTCCTTTGTATTCTGATGAAGAAGATGAAGAGTTTATAGCAACAAAAGCAGATTATTATTAAAGGAGCATATATGAAACTTTGGAAAAAATTATCATTTTTCTTTGAAAGAAAAACAATAGAAAAAGCAGATCAAATAACTAAAAAAGTTATTAAAGAATCTAAAGAAATAGAAAGTCTTGTAACAAAAAATAAAAAAACTGTTGATTCTAAAACTGCAATAAGCAGTAAACCTCTTAGAGCAAGAACTAAAAAAGGAACATTTGTTGCTGATGATAAATCTACAGAAAACATTAATGAAGCATGGGAAGGCGGATTTTCGCCAACTAAGCCATCTAAAAAGAAACCCAAAATTGTTAGAAAAAAAAAATCTAGGTAATTAAATGGCAGAAAAACCACTACAAACACCAGAATCTATTATAAAAGACAGTGCTCTTGAAATTTTAGTAACAAATCCAGAAGAAATTTCACTTGAAACAGAAGATGGAGGTTTGATTATAGATTTTGATCCTGATTCTACAGATTTTACAGACAATTTTAATGACAATCTTGCTGAATTTATGCAAGATTCAGAGTTAGATGAATTAGCGTCTGAATTAGTTGCTAGTTATAAAAGCGATAGGGAATCTAGATCAGATTGGGAAGAAACTTATATTAAAGGATTAGATCAACTTGGATTAAAAATTGAAGAAAGAACCCAACCGTGGGATGGTGCGTGTGGAGTTTTTCATCCTTTATTAACAGAAGCAGTAATTAGATTTCAAGCACAAGCTATATCAGAAGTATTTCCACCAAAAGGACCAGTAAGAACAAAAGTAGTAGGAACTATAACTTCTAATAAAGAACAACAAGCTAGTCGTGTTAAAGATTATCTTAACTATTTGTTAACAGATAAAATGACCGAGTATCGTAGTGAAACAGAAAAACTACTATTCAACTTGCCATTAGCAGGTTCTGCTTTTCGTAAAGTTTATTTTGATCCTAGTATGAACAGACCGTGTTCTATGTTTGTTCCTGCAGAAGACTTTGTAGTTAGTTACGGTGCTTCTGATCTAACAACTTGCGAACGTGCTACGCACATAATGAAGAAAACCTCTAATGAAGTAAGAAAATTACAAGTAAATGGTTTTTACAAAGATATTGAATTAGATACACCTTCACCAGATTTAAATGATATTAAAGAAAAATATGATCAATTAACTGGAGATAGTGCAAGTTACGATTACGATCAACGACATACGTTGTTGGAAATGATGGTTGATCTGGATTTAACGGAATTTCCAGATTTAAAGGACGGAGAGCCTACTGGCATAGCTTTGCCTTATATTGTTACCGTAGACTTGTCTTCTCGTAAGATTCTATCAATTCGCAGAAATTGGTATGAAGAAGACGAACAGAAGATGTCTCGACAACATTTTGTTCATTATCAATATTTGCCCGGATTAGGCTTTTATGGCTTTGGTCTGATACATCTAATTGGTGGTATAGCAAAATCTGCGACAAGTTTATTAAGACAATTGGTAGATGCGGGTACGCTTTCCAACTTACCCGGTGGTTTAAAAGCAAGAGGACTAAGAATTAAGGGTGATGACACCCCTATAATGCCCGGAGAATTCAGAGATGTGGACGTTCCCGGTGGTGCTATTAGAGATAACATTACTTTCTTACCATATAAAGAGCCATCAGCCGTTCTTTATCAATTATTGGACAGTTTAGTTGAAGAAGGAAGAAGATTTGCTTCAGTAGCCGATATGAAAGTTGCAGATATGAGCAATCAAGCACCTGTTGGCACTACATTAGCTATTTTAGAGCGTTCTATGAAGGTTATGGGGTCAGTTCAAGCTAGAATACACGCTTCTATGAAGAAAGAATTGAATATTCTTTCAGGAATTATAAGAGATTTTGGTCCAACAGAGTATCCTTACGCTACAGAGGGGCAAGAACTGCTTCCTGAAGATTTTGATAACAAAATAGACGTAATACCTGTTTCTGACCCTAATGCTTCTACTACTGCACAAAGAATTATGCAATATCAAGCAGCATTACAGCTTGCACAGCAAGCACCACAGATGTACAACATGCCTGAACTACACAGACAGATGCTTGAAACATTAGGAATTCGTGATCCAGAAAGTATTGTGCCATTAGATGAAGATATAGAACCTACTAACCCTGTATCTGAAAATATGAACATGCTTAATGAAAAACCTGTAAAATCTTTCTTATATCAAGACCACGAAGCACATATTATGACGCATATGGCTATGGCAGATGATCCAAAAATAAGAAAAATGATTGGTCAGAGTCCTAATGCTAACGCTATTATGGGTGCTTTCTCTGAACACGTTACAGAACATCTTGCTTTCCAATATCGTAAAGAGATAGAAAAAGAACTTGGTGTTCCTTTACCACCACCAGACGAACCTTTACCAGAAGATATAGAGTTAAGGTTATCTCAGTTAGTTTCAGAAGCTGCACAAAAAGTATTAGGTAAAGATATTGCAGAAGAAAGACAAAAAGAAATACAGAAAAAAATAAAAGACCCTGTTATTCAACAACGTGATCGTGAATTGGATATAAGAGAATCTCAAGTACAAGCTAAAATGAAGTCTGATGCAGAAAAAATAGCTGTTGATTTGCAAAAATCTAAAGTAACTGCAGCAACAGAACTTGAACGTTTAGCTTCACAAGAAAGAATAACAAGTGCTAATATTTCTGCTAAATTAGCTACAGACCAAGCAGATATAAGTAGTAAAGAAAAAATAGAAGGTGCTAAGATAGGAAAAGAAATAGCACAAGAAATACTACATAAAGATAAATGAACGATTTAAGTACACAAAATTTTCCTGATGCGTTACGAAAAATGATTAGAGAAAGAATGAATGATCATTCAGACGCAATCAGTGGAGGGAGCTGCAAAGATTTTAGCGAATACAAGTATATGACAGGAGTTATTGCTGGTTTAGCTTTAATGGAACGTGATCTTCTTGATTTAATTGAAAGAGGAGAACAATAACGTCATAATGACGCAAAAGGTCTCTGGTCCTTAACCAGTGCAATAAAAGGAAACTATGAAAGCCGTAAAAAATATAGAAGTTAAAAGTTCTGATTTATCGAAAGAAGAAGAACAAATAGCTAAACAACTACCAGAACCTTGTGGTTATCGGATATTAATAGCATTACCTAATCCAGAAGAAAAAACAGAAGGTGGCATTATAAAAGGTGCTTCTCTTGTAGAAAGAGAATCTGTTGGATCAATATGTGGATTTGTAATGAAATTAGGTCCAGACGCTTATAAAGATGAGAAACGTTTTCCAAACGGAGCTTATTGTAATGAAGGCGATTGGATAATAATGCGTTCTTATTCAGGTACTAGATTTTTAGTTCATGGAAAAGAATTTCGATTAATTAATGACGATAGTGTAGAAGCTGTTGTTGAAGACCCAAGAGGAGTAGTAAAAGCATGAGTACAAACGAAGAGTTTGCAGAACAAGAAATTGAAGATTCTGTAGAAGAATCTATTATAGAACAACCTTCTACTAGGGAAGAAAAGTTTTTAGGTATTAAAAATACCGTTCTTCCTAAAAAAGATGAAAGCGAAGAAGAATTTGATTTTAATGTTGAAATTGTAGATGACAGACCATTACAAGATCAAAAATCTCCTAGAACAGATGATCAAAAAACAAAAGATCAGTTTGAATTAGAAGATGAAATCAATAATGTTGATGATCGTGTAAAAAAACGTATAGGTAAACTTAAATACGAATGGCACGAAGAAAGAAGAGCCAAAGAAGCAGCAGAAAAACTTAGAGATGAATCTGTTAGTTATGCTAAACAACAAGCAGAAGAAAACAGAAGATTACAAGCTTTAGTCCAACGTGGCGAAAGTGCGTTAATGTCTCAAGTTAAAGCAAAAGCTGAAGCACAATTAGAACAAGCTAAAGAATTTCATAAGAAATCTTATGAAGACGGTGATGCTGATAATCTAACAAATGCTACGCAAGAAATGTTGAAGGCTCAACAAGAATTAAAAGTAGCAGATGATCACTTTGCAAGACAGAGGGCACAAGAACAAGCACCTCAACAACAGCAAAATGTTCCTCTACAACAACCAATGCCACAACAAGCACCGCCTATTGATCGAAAGGCAGTATCTTGGTTAAAAGATAATCCGTGGTTTGGTTCAGATGATCAAAAAGAAATGACGGCTTTGGCTTATGGAATACACGACACTTTAATTACTAAAGAAGGTATTTCGCCACAGTCAGATAAGTATTATGAGGAAGTGAGCAAGCGTATGCGTGTTCGTTTCCCTGATTATTTCGGGATGGAAAACTCTAAAGAAGACAGCAACGAAGTTGTTGAAACTGTGACATCCAGAAATACGCAATCGGTGGTTGCTCCATCTACTCGAAACAACGGTAGCAAACCTCGCAAAATACAGTTAACTTCAACTCAAGTAGCTCTCGCAAGGCGACTTGGGCTTAGTCCAGAAAGATATGCTAAAGAACTCATAAAGGAGAAAATTTAATGTCTGATATACATGAAAACAATACAGATAAATCTGTAATTGATAAGCGAGCACCCAGAGAAATAGATGAAAGAAAAGACGATACTCGTCCTTCTGATTCTTTTGTTCCCCAATCTTTATTACCAACTCCTATCCCTCAAGATGGTTGGGTTTTTAGATGGGTAAGAACTCAGATACTCGGAGAGTCCGACAACATAAACGTTTCAACACGTTTTCGTGAAGGTTGGGAACCGGTTCTATCTGAAGATCACCCAGAACTAAAAATTCAATCTGATTATGGATCAGAGTTTGCTAAGAAAGGTAACATTGAAATAGGCGGTTTGCTTTTATGCAAAGCTCCTAAAAAAACAATGGATGGAAGAGCAGAATATTATCAGAATATGGCTAAAACCCAAATGGAAGGTGTCGATAGAAATTATCTACGAGAGAATGACCCTCGTATGCCCCTGTTAAATCCAGAAAGGTCTACGAAGGTTAAATTTGGTGGCAATACTTAATAAATAAGTAGAGCTTTAATTTAATAGAAATTGGAGAAAAATTATGTCCTCAACGGCAACTCCCACAGGTGCAGAGCCTATCGGTACTTTAAGTTCTAGCGGTTCCTTTACAGGAAAAGTTAGACATTTAAAAATCGCTAGTAACTACGGCACCGCTATATTCTATGGTGACTTTGTAAAAACAGTCGCTGCTGGAACTATAGAGCTAGACACAGGAACAACTTCGTTAACACCTACAGGTGTTTTCATGGGATGTTTCTACACTGATCCGACCACTAAACAACCTACATATTCACAATTTTATCCTGCTAGTACAGTAGCAAGTGATATAAAAGCTTATGTATTAGATGATCCAGATGTTCTAATGAAAATGCAAGGCGATGCTACTTTAGCTCAAACTGCAATAGGTAATAATGTTTCATTGGTCCAGACCGCAGGTTCAACAGATATAGGACGTAGCAAAAATGCAATCGATAGTTCAACTATTGCAGCAACTACAGCTACATTACCTATGCGTATTGTCGATTTTGTCGATGGTCCGGATAGTTCTGTTGGTGATTCTTTCACAGATGTTATTGTTAAATTCAATGCAGGACATCAATATACAAATACCACTGGTATTTAACGGAGTATAAAAAATGGCTATATCAAGAGCACAGATGCTCAAAGAGCTGCTTCCGGGATTGAATGCACTCTTTGGCGATGAATATACGGGTTATGATGACGAGCACTCGGCAATTTACGAAACTGAAAATTCTGATCGATCTTTCGAAGAAGAAGTAAAGTTAAGTGGATTTGACGCAGCTCCAGTAAAGAATGAAGGTTCTGCAATCAGTTATGATTCAGCACAAGAAACTTACACTGCACGTTACAACCATGAAACTATAGCAATGGGCTTTAGTATTACAGAAGAAGCTATGGAGGATAACCTCTATGACTCTCTTTCTGCTAGATACACAAAAGCACTAGCTAGAGCAATGGCTTACACCAAACAAGTAAAAGCTGTAAATCCATTAAACAATGGATTTAGTGCTTCTTACGAATCAGGAGATGGAGTTAATCTATTTACTGCTAGTGGAGATGGTGTAACAGGTGGCGATGGTCACCCATTGGTTGATGGTGGTAAAAATAATAACCGCCCCGTAACAGCTACCGACCTTAATGAAACTTCACTTGAAAACGCAATAATTGATATTGCTGGATTCAAAGATGAACGTGGACTTTTGGTTGCTGCTAAACCTAGACGTTTGATTATACCTTCAGCGTTGCAATTTACTGCTACTCGTCTTTTAGAGACAACTGGCAGAGTTGGAACTTCTGATAATGATCTAAACGCTATTAAAAATAATGGAGCTATACCAGAAGGCTATTTTGTTAATCACTATTTAACAGATACCAATGCTTTCTTCATTATTACTGATGTTCCTAATGGAATGAAACATTTCCAAAGAACATCTCTTGAAACATCAATGGACGGTGATTTTGACACCGGCAATGTTCGTTACAAGGCTAGAGAGCGTTACTCGTTTGGAGTAAGCGATTACTTAGGAATCTACGGATCACCGGGTAGTAGTTAAGATAAAATGGGGAATAGTTAATTCTATTCCCCTTTTTTCTGTTTTAAAAACTAGGAATTTTATAACTTCTATTGACTGTCCTAGCAGACTTTGCCAAGACAATAGATTAATTTAAGGAGACTTAATAATGGCTAATTCAACTTTTAATGGACCAGTCAGGTCCGAAAATGGTTTTAAAACCATTGATACAAATACAACAACAGGTGCAATTACTGATGGGTTGGTAATCAACGCAGATGGTAATATTTATACTGATGATGGTGGACATATTCAATACGCAGCAGCAACAGGATATGGACCAGCAGACTTTATCGTAGGAAAAGGCGGAAGCCAATACGGTACAGTTGATCCTTTTACTTCAGGAATTACTCAACTGTTTCCTTTAGGAAGCAGATTACTTTATGGTAATACTGTTTATGCTTATGGTAGATTAGCAGCAACTGCTGTTACAGCAGGTAAGTGTGTTACACACGCTGCTAAAATAACGCATCACTTTGATTTAACACCAACCGCAGGAGTCGCAGCAGGTGAAACTGCAATCTCAGTAGAGACTGCTGGTACTGACATAACTCTTAACCAATATGCAAACGGTTATCTTTATGTAAATGATGCTGCAGGTGAAGGTCAAATGCTTAGAATTAAATCTAATCCAGCACATGATCATTCAGCCGATCCTTCTATTGTTATTACTTGCTACGATGATTTAGCAACAGCAATAACAACAAGTTCAAGAATTACTTTAATTCCTGATCCAAGAAGTGCTCAAATTGTTCAAGCCGCTACAACTACAGGTGCTACATTAGGTGTAACAGTTGTCGACATGGCTGCTAGTGCTTACGGTTGGTTTGCAGTTTCAGGTCCTCAAGCAATATTAACTTCAGGAACTTTAGTTGTTGGTAATCATGCAGTTCCACTAGGAGCAGCAGGTGCTGTTGGACCAGCAGCAGGAGATGTAATACAAGTAATCGGTACAGTTATGATTGTAAATGTAACTACTGATTATTCATTAATTAACCTTACAGGTATTATTTAAGGGGTAAATTATGGCTGATGCAGTAACTTCACAAACAATTCAAGACGGCACTAAAACTGCCGTTATGAAGTTTACAAATATTAGTGATGGATCAGGAGAATCAGCAGTAGCTAAAGTTGATGCGTCAGCTTTAAGTCCTAGCGGTGCAACAGGAGCAGCTTGTTCTAAAGTTAGTATTAATAAAATATGGTATTCATTAGATGGCATGACTGTACAAATGTTTTTTAACGCAAGTACAAATGTTTTTATTTTAGAACTAGCTGGAACAACTGATACATTAGATTTTTCTAGTTTTTCTGGAATACCTAATAATGCTGCTGGTGGTGTAAATGGAGACATTTTATTTACTACCGTTGGACATACTAATCTAGACACTTACACTATTATTTTAGAATTAACTAAACATTACTAGAGGAAAAAAAATGAAAGGAACTAAAGGAAAATCAAAAATAAAAGGTATGAGCATGAGTTCATATGCAGGTGGTAAATCTGTAAAAGGTAAAGCCAAAATGAAAGGTGGTAAAACTGTAAAAGGTAAAGCTAAAATGAAAGGTGGCAAATCTGTAAAAGGTAAAGCCAAAATGAAAGGACCTATGATGTATCAAGATATGGTCAAAAAGAAATTTGGTGGAAGAGTGTAAATGGCAACTAGCGATTCAGCTACATTTAATCCAGATTTTACAGAACTAGCAGAAGAAGCCTATGATATGGCTGGAATAGAAATGCGTTCTGGATATCATTTAAGGAGTGCTAGACGCTCCTTAAATACTATGTTTCTTGAATGGGCAAATCGTGGTATTAATTTGTGGACAGTTGAAAGCGGTACACAAGTTCTTACTGCTGGAACAGGCAGTTATACTATGCCAGCGGATACTATTGATTTAATTGAATATTCAATTAGAACTAATTCTGGAAACGTAAATACCCAAAGCGATACACGTTTAAATCGTATTTCTGTATCTACTTATGCAGCAATTCCTAATAAATTATCTCAAGGTTCACCTATTCAAATATATATAGACAGACAACAAGCAGCACCCGTTGTTTATTTGTATCCTGTTCCAGACAGTGCAGAAACTTATACATTGTTTTATTACAGAATAGCTAGAATAGAAGATGTAGGTGCTCCAGCATCTAATACTTTAGATTTACCTGCAAGATTTTTGCCCTGTGCTACTGCTGGATTAGCTTATTATTTATCTATTAAACATGCAGAACAACCTGAAAGAGTTATAGCATTAAAATCATTATATGAAGAACAATGGCAATATGCTGCATCTGAAGACAGAGAAAAATCATCCGTTAGGTTTGTTCCTTTTATTGCAAGAAACTAATGAGTAACTTTGCATCTGGCAAAAAAGCTATAGCTTATTGTGATCGTTGTAGTTTTGAATACGCTTACAATGAATTAAAATTTGAAATCTACAATCAAAAAAGAACTGGATATAGAGTATGTTCAGAATGTCTTGATGTTGATCAACCGCAATTACAATTAGGTAAATATGCTAAAGATGATCCTCAAGCATTACTTAATCCAAGACCAGACAGAGGTTTAGAATCAAGCAGGAAACTTTCAGCGTTTAATCCAATAGGAGGAGGAGTAACAGAATTTGGTTCTTCTACGGTTGGTTTAGATATATTTGGTAAAATTGGAACGTTAACAGTTACAACGAGTTAATTTATGACATACGCAGAATTAAAAGAATCTTTACAAAATTATTTACAAAATTCAGAAACTACTTTTGTTGCTGATTTACCTACAATAATTAAACAAGCTGAAGAAAGAATATTAAAATTAGTACGTTTACCTGTTTTTAGAAGAAACGTTCAAGGAAATTTAACTACTGGAAATCAATATTTAGGAACTCCTAGTGATTTTATGGATACTTTTTCTATAGCTACTATAACTTCTGATACTTATAATTATTTAATAAGAACAGATGTAAGTTTTATAAGAGAAGCTTATCCAACAACTACAACTACAAGTGCTCCAAAACATTATGCACTTTTTGATGATTCTACATATATTGTTGGACCAACACCTAATTCAGATTACACAACAGAATTACATTATTTTTATCGTCCTGCTTCTATAACATCTGCAGGAGAAAGCGGAACAACATGGTTATCTACAAATGCAACTAATGCTTTGTTATATGGATGTTTAGTTGAAGGCTATACTTATATGAAAGGTGAAGCTGATTTAATGAATTTATACAATCAAAGATATCAAGAAGCATTAGGAAGATTAAAGGTATTAGGAGAAGGAAGAAATACAACAGACACTTATAGAGAAGGAAGTTTTCAAGTACCAGTAACATAAAACATTAAGGAGCAGACGATGTTAAAAAAACGAATAAAAGCCTTAAAAGGTAAAAATATAGCTATTGTGGCTATGGGAGAAAGTCAGTTAGATTTTCATATTGCCAGAACACATAGTCAAGAATATGATGAAGTGTGGGCTATTAATGCAATGTGTG